TCCGATTCCTCGGACGTGACTGTGCTGGAATACTTCCTGCGCACCAACCCCTACATCACATCCATTGAGCCGATCAATCAGCTCGATGCAGACAACAGCGTACTGAACACCAATCGCATGGTGGTTTACAAGCGCGATCCGCAGAAAGTGCAACTGCACATTCCGCAACCGCTTGAGCTGTTCCCGCCTCAGCAGCGTGGTCTGGAGTTTGTGGTGCCTGCTCACGCTCGCGTGGGTGGTGTGGCCATCTACTTCCCCAAGAGCGTCATCTACGTTCAAAACAACTGAGGATGAGGAGGTTTAGGGCGTTAGGCTTGGCGGCAGTTCCTAGTTGAACCAATGCTTATTGCTTATCGCCCTGAACTGGAAAATCCGCCGCGTGAAGGGGGCTTTGGCGTGATCACCAATGCCGGGATTATTCAGCTCACTCCTGGCGTCAATGCAGACGTGCCTGAGTCCAAATGGGCAGAGGCTCGTCAAAACCGACAAGTGAAGCGCCTGATGGCCATTGGTGCCATTGAAGAGATGAAGGACATGCCTACTGTGCAAGACATTCCGCAAAGCGTGGAAACCCTGTCTCAGCTTGCGCAGCGCGATGCTCTCAGCATGATTGAGATTATGCACGATGAAGAGCAGCTTCTTGACTGGAAGAAGATCGAAGGCCGCATCCGCATCCGCAACGCCATCGCCCGCCGCATCGAAGCCATTAAAGCAGGGAAGGCATAACCATGGCCGTCACTGCATCTGGTTTTCTGGAGCGGTTTCCTGAGTTTGAGCCCCACCCATCGGGGATCGTCAACGGAGCCATCACTGAAGCATCGGCGGATGTAAGCGAGGACATTTTTGGCAGTCAAACCGACCGCGCCATCAAGCACCTTGCGGCTCACATTATTGCCATTCAACTTGCGCAAATGGGCATCCAAATTGGTGCCACTGAAGGCAAGGTTTATGGCAAAGGGCTTGAGGCCACGCAATATGGCCAAGAGTTCAAACGAATGCTTGAAACCGTCGCTGGTTCCACTTCCATTGGCTTCGTCGCATGATTAACGGCCTGTCGCCACTCGCTAATGCCACCCTGGTTTGGCAAGTGGCTTCGGGCTATGCTCTGGACGAAGAAACTGGCAACTACGTTGGCCTGTCATCAGGCGTCACGTACTATGCCAGTCTCAAGCAGAAGAACAATCCACGGTATGACTACCTTCTAGGCGCTGACAACACGGCAGTGTACATGGAAGGCAGGCTAACAGGGCCTCTGGCATTGTCTGGCATCACTCCTGGGAGTTCGGCTGCTGCAACGATCAATGGAAGGGAAGGACGGTTTGAGCTATTGCCCAATGAACACATTGCCGAACACTACTGGCAGTTCTTAGGCACGCCAATCAGGGGCATTTTTAGACTGGTTGGCAAAGGAAGCGTACAGAACGTCTGACGCTTAACCACTTTCTCTTTCCATTGAGGATTTTCAAATGCTCTACCACCCCACTGAATTGGTTAAGAGCCAAGACGTTATTGTACGTGTTGGCGCTATTCCCCTGGCCTCTGGTCGTCCTGTGATCACGCAGAGCGGCGCTACGTTCACCGTGAGCGGGGCTCCCACCCTCTTCACCCTGCAGGCTGCCACCACGGCTTCTGTGGCCTTCAACGATGGCAACCAAGAGTTCTACCTGCTTGGCGGCGGCGGTTTCGCTGACAGCGTGATCGTCACCAGTCAAGCCACTGCCTCTATTACCTCCTACTTCCAGAAGGACGTTGATGGCACGGTGTTCCTGCCCAACAGCTTTGATGAAGCGTTCCAAGTGATCAGCGCTTCACGTTACGACAAGACCCATGAGGTGTATGTCGAAATCAACAAGCAGCTTGGCGTGAGTGGCACCACTTTCTATTACGACCGTGTGGCTTTCTGCGCTGCCGTGATGAACTACAACGAGAACTACCCTGCTGACAACCTTGTGGAAGTCACCTTTGATCTCGTCAGCCGCAGCCGCATTGGCATCCATCAGAGTGCCACCAGTTCTGGCAGCATCATTCCTGTTGCCCCCAACTGACCTTCTCTCCCATAGCTCTGTTAGCCTCTCCTTACGGGGAGGCTTTTTATTGTGAACATCGCTCAACTCCGCGACATTATTACCACGCTGCTGACAACGCAGCCCGACTTGATTGGCAGTTATACACTGCCTGATGGCAAGACTATTCCTGCCGTGTACGTGGCAGGACAGACAGGCGTGCCTAGTGAATGGAAAGCCGATGGGCTGGAAGTGACAATGCGCCAGTATCCCGAACTGTTACCAACGGCAGGCGTGGGCATTGTTGACCTGTTGAAGCAATGGGAAGTAGTGCTAGTGCAATACAATCCTGATGGAAGACAGATTGCGGAGGCAATGGAGAGAATGACGAGACGTTTTCCTGATGCGACTTTCCGCTACCTACCTGGAAACGACGTGGCTTATGAGCGCTGCCGTGTCATCATTCCCGACAGAGAAGTTCGCACCATCATTCGATAATGGCAATCATTTCCGCGAGGATCATTGGCGCGAAGCAAATTGAGAAGGCATTGCTTGATGCTTTTGAGAAGTGGGCCGAAGAGGATATTAACGATGCCCACTGGGATGATCAGTTCCGCGACATGGAACAATGGGAATGGGATGGAGAGACGAGGCGAAAAAATGGCGAAGTGGTCGGTAGTCCGCGAGACATTTACGACCTTGGCGACCTGTACGAAAGTGGCGTAAAGAGCTTTAAGCTCAATCGTACAACTGCCGGAGCTGAGGCTAATTGGCACTGGGACGCAACGAACAGCAGTGGTGAAGAATACGCTTGGTATGTGCATGAAGGCACAAGGAAGATGCCAGGAAGGCCATTCACTGATGACATTTCTATTGCATCGTCATTCTTCAGAAAGGCGCCTGGCAAGGCTTTACAATTGCGAGTACAGGATGAGCTGAACAAGATCAATGCACGTTGATTACTTGGCCAGCGAAGATGGCAGGGTTCATGCCATTAACTGCACTCAAGAGGCGGCAAGCTTAGAAGCGGGTATTCTCTGTCTTGTTTCCTTTCATGGCGACACGGCTACAATCTGCAATGACAGCCACCGTTTCTTGGTGGAAGTGCCTCCTGAATGTCGTTCCTCTAGTGAGCGCGTCAAGGCTTTCAACGTTACCCTGAACATCCTCAGTCATGAGCAAGTATAGTTTCCTGCTTCAAGGGGAAGAGCCTGAATACTTTGAGCTGCTGCCTGGGTTGCGATTGCGCAAGTATGGCGGCTGGCTTGTTGCCGAATCCATTGAACAAGAGGAAGCAAGCCGTGCTCAGTCACAGGCCACCATCCGCGCTGTGCAACTGGCCAAGAAGATTTCCGCCAGTAAAGGCGTGAGCCTTGAGGAAGCCTTTGACATGCTGCAGGGCGGTGCAAGCATGGGAGAGATGGATTTGCTCAGCGACTTCACGGAAGAGACGCTGGGGATGCTGAACAGCGTGGGCAGCGTGGAAGTGAGCAATGCTCGCATTGTCACCACTTTCATGCGGTGCCGTGGTGAGGCGATGATGGACGGCGAGTGGCAGCGCACTGAAGACTGGTCGCTGGACGACACAAAGGCAATGGGGCGCAAGCTGATTGCTGCCACGCTTGAGTTTATTGCTGACGAGCAGCAAGCTGAACTCGCGGAGGCTGGAGCAGCAAAAAAAGCGAAGACGACGAAGGCTTAAGCCCCGTCGAACGCTTAGAAAAGCAAGCTAGACGCACGCTAAAGAATCTTACGCGCTGGGACGACATTTACTTCCGACTTTCCGCATCGGAATACCGGGATGATCGTTGGTCAGCGCGTAACTTTGGCTTGCAAAGAACTAAGGACGTGGTGAAGGCGCTGAAGTGGATTGAGCGCCATGACGTGAATCGCCATAACATCGACAACATTGCTACTGCCAAACTTGGCGCAGTGGTGGTTGGTGCGCTGGGTGGCAAGAAGGCAAGAGTGAGCCCTGCTGACTTCCTGCCGTTTGATACGCGCAAGATGCAGAAGGATACGGGCGTGACGGAAGAGAGCCTGCGTATTTTGCGTCAATTGCTCAAAACTCGACGGATGGATGGAAGACTGATTGGTATGTTGGCAGAAGAGATCAAGACTGCATCCTCGCGTGAGAATGCAGAATAGTTCGTTAAGCTAAGTGATAATAGGCATGTTGCTGCGATATGGCCGCTCCTGAGCTAAGGCTATCAGTTGGTCTTGACCTGGCTCTTCTCAGGCAGCAAATTTCAACCATTGGCACGCAGCTTGGTGGGCAACCAATTACGCTGCGCACGCAATTTGACAGGCGCCTGATTGTCACTCAATACAAGGCTCTTGATCGTTTTCTGAACAGCAAAACGTTCACGCTGAAAATTAAAGACGTTCAGCTTGACGCTTCCATAGCGAAAGCAGAAAAACTGAAAGACAGGCTGGAGGCACTGCAAGATACAAAGCTAGAGATTCCTGTTAGTGGCAGGGCAGCAGTCAGTCAGCGTGAAGCCCGCAAGATTCGCACTGATGTCTACAGAGGCATCATGGCTCAAGGGGGCAAGATACTGCTTCCCGTGGGACTGCAGCCACTGTCCGATAGTGCCGCGAGCAAGTTCAAGGCAGATGTAGTTAGAAAGCTTGGTTCTACCACTATTGACGTAAAGGCCAATCTGCAATCAGCGGCAATTCGTGGCGGCGCCAAGACGCAAGCAGAAATTGATGCCGAGGTAGCGCGTGGAATGCAAACCATTAGCGCAATGGGTGCGGCACGAATGGCTGGCGGCGGCGTCACGGAAGCCGCTCGACGTTCCCAGCTTCAATCCCGCTTAGAGACTGGTGGCTTCACGAATGAGCAACTGAGGCAGATTGCTAAGCAGATGAATGTATCTGGCGTTAGCAAACTAAACAAGGGCAACATCATTCAAAAGATTGTTGCCGATGCGTCGGTGGAGATGATCAAGAAGTTTCTTGATCCTCAGGCTGTGATGCGCAATCCAGACAGGAGCGGCGTGCAGCGAGTGTTGGATACGTTTGCCAGGGGCGTCTTCCACATGCTGGGCATGGACCCGGCGCAGGTTGCGGCACAACGAAGAGCGAGGCTTGCCCCTCCTGCGATCAACTGGCCTGCTCAGGTGCCGCCAAGCTCTCGCCCTCCCATTGGCCCATCCTCTACTGGCAGGGCGCTGCCGCCTGGCGCAAACTTTGCAGCACTACCCGGCACGTCATTCGCAGAGCAAAAGCGACTTGTTGGCGACATTCTTTCCCCATCTCTAAAAGAAGCTCTACGCGGAGCCGCCAATGCTTTTGTCGATTCAATAAAAGCCGAGTTGAATGCTGCAGTGCGCTCCGTAAACGTGCGTGATCTTGGCACTTCCATGCAGGCAGCGTTGGGTGGTCGGCAGATCGCAGGATTACTGCCTTCCGCTACTGGTATGTCCGTGCAAGATCGCATTGCACAGGCGTATCAAAGATCAGCGGCGCGTGGCTTGTCAGTGATGGCAGAAGGCGTTGGTGGAGGCGGCCCACCTCAACTTCCCCCTGGTGTTGGTCGGACTCCTGCGCCTTACGGAGGAGGCGGGGAAAGACCTTCTACCGCACTTCCCTCTGGCTACCTCGCTGGTGGTCGATTCGCCAAGTCGCTAGGAGAAGCTGACCGTTACCTTCGTCAAGCAAGAGTGCCGCTTGCTGGTGCTATTGAGGAGCTTGCTGGAGAGTTCGGGCAAGCTACGAAACAAGTGTTGCTGTATGGCGCTGCTTACAAGGGCTTGGCGTTCATCATGGACTTGCCGCGTCAGGCGCTGGATGCTTCTAGCGCCCTGCAGTCTATCCGCAACCAGCTCAATGCCATCACTGGCTCCGCTGCGGAGACTGACCGTTCCTTTGCCTTCTTAGACAATTTGGCGGATCGCTTTGCCGTGCCATTGGCAAGTATCAGGGAAGGCTTTGCCCGCATGTACGCCTCGATGGCGCCTGCAGGGTTTGGCGCGGAAGAAATCCAAAACCTGTTCACTGGTGTGTCAAAGGCTGCTGCCACATTCGGCTTGAGTGCCGACAAGGTAGACAGGGTGACATACGCCCTTTCTCAGATGGCGAGCAAGGGGCAGATCACGGCAGAAGAGCTGCGTGGGCAGTTGGGCGACGTGCTGCCTGGAGCATTGGCGCTTTTCGCAGAAGCAGCGCAAATGGACATTCCTGAGTTCTCCAAGGCGATGGAGGACGGAGCTTTCAGGGGCAAGGCAATGCAGCAAGTGCTTAATAATGTAGGCATTCTGCTAAATCGAGACTTTTCTCAAGGTGCGGCTGGTGCTGCCAAAACTCTTCGTGGTGCGCTGAATGACATGCAGAATAGCGTGCTGAGGCTGTACGAGGCATTTGAGCCGCTTGTAAACATTGTTGCACAACAGGCTTTCCCATTGATCTCTGAGGCTGTTGCAAGTGCAACGCAAGCAGTGCAAGCATTCGCTGCTGCAGCGCAAGGCAACGCTGGCCCCGCTGGCGCATTGAGCGGGCAAGCACTAGCCATTTATACGGTGTTCCAGCAGATCACTGAAATTGGCAGGGCGCTAGGCGATGTGATTATGAGCCTGGCGCCAACATTTGCGGAGCTGGGCAGGTTCATTTTGTTCGCATTGGAGCAAATTGCTCGATTCATCAATACTCCCGTTGGTGGATTCTTGGCCAACTTTGCCGCGAAGGTTGCGCTTGTAACTGCCGCACTTCAGCTTATGGCGAAGGCTGGAATCGTGGCAGCGGTGAGAGGATTGGTCCTGCTTGCCACTCAAACTCAAGCGACCATTGTGAAGCTCAGAGTTCTTATTGCCACGTCTGCGGCTGCAAAGGCGGCTCTTGCTGGCATTGTCGTAGCGGCCGTGTGGACTGCTTTTGAAATACTCGCCAATTCGATTGACAGAGTAAATCAAAAGCTGGCAGAGTCTGCGGCAAGGGCTAGGAAGGCACGTGATGAATTGAACGAGATGGCCGTTGCTGGCATGACTGAGCCTATAACACGGAAGCTAGGTGAAGCGGAAGAGAGAGTGCAGTCCTTCAAGAGGTCACGCGACATCTTGGCGACGATTGCCGCGAAAGGCCCTCAGCAGGTATCGGAAGAGGATTTCGCCAGGCTTCAACGCAGTGGATTAGCCGCAGGACTAGCCCGTGGCCCCGGCGGTTTTGTGCAACGGGCTGCAGGAGGCGTTCCTCTTGTCGGGGCATCGCCTGACATCACACAACAGCAGGCTAGTGCCAATTTACAACTAGCTGAAATTGCTTGGCGTGAAGCGTTAAGTGACGCAGGAAACGCAGCGGATGAGTTGAAAACCGCCGTTCAAGTGGCCAATCAAAGCAAACAGCAAGCCCTCACCCCCATTGACCTACAGCCTTCTGGTGATCCAGACAAGGCAGCCAGAAAAGCTGAAGAAGATCGCGCAAAACTTGCCGCAGAGCAACAGCGCCTTGCGGAGCAATATGCTCGACAACAAGGACAGCTAATCACTGCAACTGCTGAGTTCCAGAACGATAAAGACAAGCTCCGCTACGAGCAAATGCGCGAACTAGCAGAGCAAAGTTTTGAGCTGGAAAAATCGCTCATGGATGCAAAGTTTGATTATGAAATGGCTGGCATGAATGAAATACATGCCAAGAATAAGCGCAATGAAAAAGAGCTTCTTGAAATACAAATGCGTAGCACCAGGCGTCTTTCTGAGGCCACTGCTCGCGTCACGGAAGCTGGCATGAAAATCAATGCGGCCAAGGCGCTGCGGGCGGCAAGTCAACAAGCGGCGGCACTGCTGCCCGCAGAAGGTGCGGCGGCGATGGGCGGACAGGGTAATGTTCAGAACTACCTAAGGCGACTTGCTTTCCTTGAGACACGCATCAGGAACGTGCCCAATGCGGAAGGGTCTGGAGCAATGGGCTACTTCCAGACAAAGGGACCATTCCATCAAGAAGCCCTTGCTGCTTCTGGAGGGAAAAACTCAAGATCGGCAAACTACAGCGAGTCGGCTGCTGCAGTTGAAGGGTGGATCAAGCGGCATCGGCCACGCGCTTATGAGGCGATTGTCGCGGGAAGGTTTGATGATGCTGACGCGATCCTGAGCCAAGGCACTTGGCCATCGCTGCCAGGCGGTAGCCAGGCGCAGCCTCCCGAGATTCAACGTCAAGCAAGGCAGTTCTTGACGCCTCCCGCAGCTCCAGTGCTTCCCTCCGTGACTGGCGCAGCCCCGCCTGCTTCTGTGGCCACGCTGGGAGTAGCGGTGCCAGTGATCCATCCTGAAACGGGAAGCGGCTATACGGTGCCAGGTGTTAAAGATGCGCAGGGTCGTCCTGTTGTATTCAGCAGGGAGGCAGCAGAAGCCTTTGCGGCGATGATTACAGCGTCCGGTGGACAGGTAAGGGGAAGTGACATTGCCAGCTCCCAGCGCTCGGCCCGTAAAAATGCAGCGGTTGGAGGTGCCACGGGTTCTCGACACCTAGCCGGCACTGCAATGGACATACATGGGCGGTCTTTGGAATGGATTAAAAGACATGGCGCCCAGTATGGCTGGAACATCCACGATTACCCAGGCTCTCACGGCGGCCACGTTGAGTTTAGTGGCATGAAGAGGCCCGCCTCTGGTGCTAGGCAGTCTATTGCTAGGGCCGAACAAGGTGCTGAGTTCAGCGTTGAACTGGCCGAAATGGAGAGGGCAAACGTCTTAGCCATTGAGCTAGGGAAAGTTGTCAATGGGGCGAGGGTTGACCTTGAGCAAACCCGCGCACTTCTTGCGCAACAAGTGGGAGAAATCTTCCCCGTTGAACAACTGCGTCTTGATGCGCAGTTGCTAAAAGAACGCAATGCCCTCCTTCTGCAAGGCGCTCCAGAGGAGTACATCCAAGCTCGCGAGCAAATCACGCGAGCCGACATTGCTGGCACATTGCAAGCGGAAACTTATAGGCAGAAAATTACAGAGTTGGAAGTTCAAGAGAAGACGCTTGCAGAGCAGGTCAAGAAAGGAGGAGAAATGCAGGCTCTCTACGAGGCCGAGTTAAAGGGAGTACAGGATCGAATCGCGTTACACACAAAAGCGCTGGAATCCGTAACGACGCAGCAAGCCGCATACAACGCAGAAGTACTGGAGGCTTCGCTTTTGGCGTTGAAAAACGCTGACGCGATGAAGGCTATGGAAGAAGCCGCCGCCTTAGTGAATGATGCCGTTGATGGCGTGCTGTCAAGCTACAAGGGCTTGTTCGTTGACATTATGAGCGGAGGTGACATTAAAGAAGCTGCTAAGCGGATGCAGGAAAGTCTGTCTAAGCAAGTGTTCACAATGTTCATCGACTTCTCGATGAAGCCAGTTGAAAAGTTCTTCAAAGATCAACTGCTCAACGTCTTTGGCCTGCCCAACGAAGAAGAGCAGAGAGCTGAAACCATTGCAGCTATGGAGCGTCAAATTGCAGCCCTTGATCGTAATACGGCAGCACTGCAAGGCACCCCTGCTGGCGCCTCTGGACAAGCCTTTGGAGGCAACGCTTCTCTGCCATCGCCTTTGATGGGCGATGTACTAAATGCGCCAGCCTTTGAAATGAGCGGAAAGGCTATGCAAGAAGCGTCTGAACAGGCATGGCAGTTCCCAGATTCACTGGGAGGCATGGGACAGGCAATGGAGCAATTCAATGCCAACACGTCTGCAGTCACTTCATCGCTTGTCGAGGAAGCCCGCAAAGGCGCGACTGCTACAACCACTTGGCAGCAAAACCTTGGCAAGACCGTCTCTGCGGTGGGCATTGCGGCCAGTTCCATTGTCGGCATTACGGCAGGCATCAGCCAAATCAAGGAAGGTGGCGTGTCTGGCGTGCTTGGCGGCATTGGCTCTATCGCCATGAGCCTGGGCAGTGCATTGGGCGGCTTTAGCGCTCTGGGCGGCCTTGGCGGTTTGTTTGGTGGTGGCGGAGGTGCTGCTGCGATGAGCGGCGGAAGTGGCATTCCTTGGAACTTCAATACTGGACTGAAGTTCTTTGCCAATGGTGGAGTGGTGAATGGCCCCACGCTCGGAATGGTTGGAGAAGGTCGTTACAACGAAGCCATTGTGCCCCTGCCTGACGGTCGCTCCATCCCCGTGAAAATGAACGATCAATCAGCCTCCCTGCGCGAAGCAATGAACACCATGAGCCCAATACAGGCGATGGCGCCTATTCTTTCCATGAAGTTTGAGAGCACCAACATTGGCGGCGTAGAATACGTCAGCAGGGATCAACTAGAGGCAGCAATGGCTTCCACTCGTCGCCAGGCTGCAAAAGACGGTGCTCTTCGTGGGATGAACATGACTCTCGATAAGATTCAACAGAGCCCTGCTACTAGAAGCCGCATTGGCATGAGAGGGCGCTGATCATGAGTCAAACATTCCCCTCCATCGTTCCCTCCCAGCGCGAGTTCACGCTTGGGCAGTTTCCCATTAAGACGTATCGGGCGCTATCTGGTGCGACAGTTAAGCGCAGCTTTGGCAATAAGCCCAACAGCTACAAGCTCTCCCTTTTCTACCAGAACCTCCACGATCCTGATACCGTTGAATTGTTGCGTCATTACAGGGACACATCGGGAGGCTTTGAGCGCTTCAGGCTTCCTAACGGCCTTTTTGCTGGAATGACAAACAATTTACAGGGTTTTATTCAGTCTCCCTATGACATTCAATGGGAATACGTTGGACCTCCAACCATTCAGTCAGTGTATAGAGAAATCAGCAATGTAACCATTGAATTGCAGGGTGACATTGACCTATGACAGTTATTCGCCTTTGCCAGTTCTTTGACTACACAAGTGCAGACAAAACTGCTACATATCGACTGCAAAACTACTTCATTGGCCAGAGCAAAAATTTTAACGGGCGAGGCTACACTTTCGCGCCATTCCAAGCGGACGGCGCCATGGCAAGTCTCAATGGCGAAAACCAACAATTCCGCGTGTTGTTTCCTGCAGAGGAAATCATCGTGCGGATGGTGGAAGCTTCTGACGGAAACCGCCTCAGCGCCTTAGAGCTGACAACGGCATGGGTGACAGCCTCTGATCAGCTTGTACCAGGCTTCTCTGACTACTACATTGGCATTGGTGCAAGCTATAGCGACGAAACCGTGGAACTTCGCTTCAGGAGCGCAATGGACAGCGTAGGAGCATCGTTCCCTGCTCGCACGCTAAGCGTGGACAATGTGGGCATCTTGCCTCTCAATGCCGAACTCTATCTGCAATGAGCTTCCACGACTTGATTGGGCTTAATCGGGCATGGGCCGCAGTACCTGGCGATGGAAGCGGCACTGTGGATTGCTGCCTGCTCGCTGCGGAAGTGCATAAGCGACTTGGCTACCACGACTACGCGCCAGACTTTGCTTGGGTGTTTGAGCAATACACTGACGATTCTCTGCCATCGTGGTTCATGGCTCGATGGTTGCTAAAGAATGGCATTCGGCTGGAAGGGCCGGAGCCTCATGCCGTTGTGCTGCTGCCTAGCGAAAATGGAGGGGCAATGGGAACAGTGTTAGATGATGGGCGAATCTTGCACATTCACAAAAAGAATGGCGTGGTGATAGCGCCCTTGCCCCCTACCATTGGCCACTATTTTAGACTGCGCAAATGAATCGTCCGCTGCTGCCATACGAACACCAACTGGTGGAAGCCCTTGGCATTACGAAGCAAGAGTATCTTGACTTCTTGATGGCAACGAGAGACTGCGAAAAGTCTCCTGAGCAGATTCTGGAGAAGCCGCAGAACGGGGTGGCCGAGGTAGCACTGATCCTCACCATTGTTGGCATTGTCTTTCAGGTGGCGGCAGCGTTGTTAGCGCCAAAGCCGGAAGAACAGAATCAACGACGCCCCAGAGAGCAGCGCTTTAGTCCACGCTTTGGCTTCAATTCCTCCCAAGAGCTTGCGCAATACGGCCAACCAGTCAACCTCGTCTACTGCTCCAAAGACAACGCCCGTGGATCAGTGCGCGTTGCCACGTCGCTCGTATGGTCTGCCGTGGAAAGCTATGGCAGTAGTCAATTCATGCAACTGCTTCTGTTGGTAGGCGCAGCGAAAGTCAAGACAATTGACTTTGAAAGAGTGGCATTTGGCCAGCTTCCCTTAGGCCAATTTAGTGGTGCCAACACTTGGCTCTATTACAACCAAAATGGCAATGTCAGCTACAACAATAAAGTGTTGGGTGATGGCAAAGATCCAACTAGGGACGGAGCCCCATCGTCTTCTGACGTATGCCAATTGCGAGATGGTGACAAGCGCCTAGAGGGCTACAGCCAAGCCTTCACGCCTAGCAGCCTCACTTCCATTGGCGTTTACGATCCCATTCCAGTGAACGTGGAGATTCAGGAGCGTCGCACGTCAGGGCGGCCAGACTGGGCAGACTTGGGCATTCGTATTAAGGGAGGGAGCTGGCAGTCGGGCAGCGATGTGCGCTACAAAGAAGGCGATAAGCTCACGCTTATTTTTGAGAAAGCATTTAGGCGACAAGACAAGGTGGCTCAAGAAGCCGCTAAGAACTTGCGCTATCAAATGGTGTCGTCACTTGACCAAGCTGCTGTCTACAAGCTTGGCAGCGCAAAGTTCAAGCTGGTTGGCGTGAGTGATGAGACCAACCTAGACAAGAATGAAGTGGAGGCCGTCTTTGAATGTGTGGAGCCTGGCCGCAGGCCACTCACGCCATACGACGAAACGAAAGCTAAAACGTGGGATGACAAGGACAGAGAAGACCTAGAAACCGCTCAAGAGGTGCTAAAGGCAAAAGCTTCTGACGCGGAAACAACAGGCCCCAAGCTTTTGGACGAGGCCCCTCGCGCCGATGCCATCCCCACGTTCCTCAGGAGGGTCACCAATAGCGACGACTATGACACCACCACGGAGCAATCCGGTGACGTTGAGTTTCGCTTTCTAGGCAAGCGTTATTCCTTCCAAGGCACGGAAACCATC